GTCCCTGTTACAAGTAGAAAAACTGAAGTGCATCTTATGACAAGGGAAGCAAGGACACTTCTCAGGCTCCATAGACGTAGTATTTTTCCAATGCTTGGTTAGATTTTCCTTAGAAGAATGGGACAAGAGAACACATTTATGATTGGTCATTGTACTAGCGGCATTTAGAACCCCAGTTTCTGGCCCCACAATAACATCGCAGTGTGGCAGAAAAGATAAGGTCTTCTTTATAGACCATTTACCCGACTTGGTTATAACTCTTTTCTCATCTTCCCAACCAACTTCGAGTAACTGACATAAGTCATCCCCTACAGTAATGATTGATGTGTTACTTCTTTTCAAAAGAATTGCAGCTATAACATTATCTGTCCATGGGTATACCTTATGCACCGAGGAACCAGACAACGCCCATAAAACAACGAACCTACTCTTTATCTTTTTACGTGCCTTCTTTGCCCACTTAACTTCTACCGGAGAAGGATAGTATTTTGGCCAATGGCCAAACTCTACTCCTGCCAATTCGTGTGTCGCTTCTAGATAATTTTTGTTACACTTCTCGTGTATCTTCTCCTTAGACCAGTTGTACTCTTCACACCCTTCGGCGGTATACGGCTTCCCATCAATCTGCACAACTCTTTTGGGAGTAAGCAGGAGATTTCCTTCAATAGATTCAGACAACTGAACGAACTTATGGAAGCACTGAGACATTGTCTCCCAGTAATCCCCAAGTTCAAAGTTGCTTATTTGGTCAGTCTTTTGAACTATAAGTTGGTCTACGTAAGGATTATTCTTTAGAAGAGAATGCCCTGATTCAGACACATTCACACATACCTTATAGCCCTGCTCTTTAAACTTTGGGAATAAAGAAGACGCTTGTATGATATCTCCGAATGCTCCGTACCTAACGATACATACAGTGTTATCACCCCTCTTACCCCCAAAGTCTTCGAGAGTATAATCACTAACCCTTTTAAAAGGGACATGGACTACTTTCATGACATATGGGCAATTACCTTATTTCTAAGGGATTCTATCTTGTCTTTTGGGTTATACTGTATACCAACATTTTTGGCGTAATCAATCAGAAGATTCCTTCCCCCTAATCCTTTCTGCTTTTTAGCCCATTCAACGTCCTTACCCGAGGACTCCTCCTTAACCTGCTTTCCATGTATATCGAAATACAAACCATCTTGCTCGTATCTACCTGCATGTACGCCATATACAACGCCATATGGCTTATCCCAATCAATATCCACTTAGTCTCCTTATTAGTCTACGGACCAACCAACCCACTCTGGCCTATTGCCAATGTTAGCGTTATTTTGTTTTTGGTTATCCTCATTAAAATACTCGTCTGGTCCAGTTACCAAAGTATATCCACTCTCTCGTGGGTTATTCTCCGGCTTTGACTTGAAAGTATCTCTCTGAAATTTTGAACTCGTGACGATTATATCCATCTCTATCTCCTGAAAGAAAAGGGGGGCTTTCGCCCCCCAATCCATTACCACAATGATGTTATCGGAAATTAAAAGAACCTTCAGGTGCTGAAACCTTCTGTTTCTTTATTCCCATTGGCATCTGGTTTGGCCCATGACTATCCATCCCCAATGAAGCGGGGGTTTCAGAAGCCACATGCTCCAAACTAGAAAGACCATTCTCAGGGATTTTCCCATCGGCTGAATGTTTTTTACTAGCCATAATTAACCTCCTTAATACCATTCGACTTCAGCGTATGCATAACCCTTGCCTGCTGCAGTACCAGAATCAGTTGCCTGAACATAGGTAACTTCAATCTGAGTATCGGCAGCAAGAGCTTCTACAAGGACGCAATTCGAGTCGTTCTGGTCATTAAAAGTATCGGTAGCTGCAGTACCATCAGCGATTTCTAGCTGACCATAATAGTTTGGGTCACCAGTCGTGCCAATCAAAACTTTTCCAGTAATCGTATCATCTTCAAAAGTTTCAGTTACATGCACTCCAATGTTTTTCAAACTACCCTGTTTACCACTTGGACCTTTAAAACTCCAAGCAGTACCAGTACCGGCAGCAAAATCAGTTTCCACTGTATCTTGGTAGATATAGGTTCTTGGATCACTATAACTCATAATAATCCTCCTTTAAGCTGCGCTGTCCCAGATCACAATACGTGACTGGGCTGCTTGCGTGTGAGTGATACCAAAACCACCAAGATAATACCATGCAATGCCACGATCCCTTCCGAAATCGCCGGGGATTTTCCCTCTGATTTCTTCTGGAACTGCAATAGCCTCTGCAACAGTATCTTCGCCGAAGAATACAGCCCAATCGCTTAGACCACTAGTCCAAGCCTGACCTGCCGTACCCATGCCGGTGCCTTTAGCAACATGTGTTTGCTCTACGAAACGAACACCTTCGTACCTACCAATCTCACCATTCATGATCATTTGGAAGCCTTGATCAACATACTGCTTGATGTCTTCCAGATCATTTTTGAGAGTTCGATAAGTTGAAGGCCATGCAAGTGCGTAATAGTCATCGCCCGTGTAGGCGGGAATATTACGTTCTTTCATGGTATCGACAATTAACTTCACATGCGCGCTTCCCAATGCAATAGTATTGGTTAAAGTCGCAGTACCGTTAGTAGTCAGCGTTAACGCAGTCACACTAGTACCCGCAGTGGGAACTACACGTAGCGCGGCTGAGTTAAACTGAGCGGCGGCTAGTGTGTCGAACGCCTTCTTGGCATCGTTCTTAAGAACTTTTCTAACGATCTCACGAACTGGCTGTTCGCTTAAATCATCCAGTTTACCAGTCCAAGGGACTGAGTTACCGGCTTCAGTGATCGTCATCGTACCCTGAGAAATCGTAAACGATGTCTCTGGGATAGTATTCGTTTCTACTAGAGTTGACCCCTGAGTAGCAACGTCACTAAACACGTTCCAATGGAATGTATCGCCACGGTGTAGCCCTTGATGTGCGGCATCTTTGATGTCGCAAAACTGTCGAAATTTGACAACGGGCTGAACCGCCATTCTCAACTCACGGCTGAGATTTAGCGCATACATATACCCACCGGAGGTGTTGACAGACCATACTTGTCCTGCCATAACTATCTCCTAAATTGTTGTTGTGGGTTGGCCTCTGGACTTCCTCATATCTTCAATAATTTCGCTAGGGCTTTTTTCCCTAGGTTCATCCTCTCCGATCTTGGCTGTCTTTCTGGCCGGTTTTGGTTCAGAAACGATCTTCTTCTTTCTATCGGATCGCTCACTCGCTTTACCATTAGAAAGATTAAGATGCGCCCATTCTCTCGCGTATTCAGCAGCGGCATGGATAATATTTGCCGGTGGCATTGAAGGATTTTCCTTCATAATGGTAACCGTTTTATTATCCGCTATAGCCCTTAAATCTGCATTTTTAGCAATGTCAGGATACTCTGATTCAAACCACGAGACAGCTTCTTTAACTGCCCCTTGATATGCCATCTGTTGCTGTTTTGCATATTCTACCTGTTGGCGAGTAAAAGCCTCATTCAAGGCTTTATTAACTGCTTCCTCTACATTTGGGGTAGCTTGTGTGCGCCCCGTTGTCAAAGTCTGCAACAATTCTGCGGCTTTATCCGCATCGTCTTCATACAACGCTTGGTGATACTGCGATACAGTGCTCTTGTAGTCAGTATCTGGTTCCTCGCCCGGCTCTTCGGGTGGAGGACTTTCCTGCAAAGAGGTCGCATAGTCATGCAACTCCTTTTCTTTTTGGGCTAACCACCGCTCTTTAGCAGCGGCCTGCTCAAATCTTTGTTGGGAAGCGGCATCTTTTTGATGAGATGCTTTGATGTTATCAAAAGGGATAACCTGCTCTTCCCCATTGACCTTTATTGTAGTTACCCAATTACCGTCTTGAACCCAAACTGGAGGACTCGGGTCTTCTTGTTGTATTTCTTCCGCGACCTCCTCTTCAGCTTCTTCCGTCTCTTCTACAATCTCTTCCCCCATATCTTCAAGAACATCCTGTTCCCTTGTTTCCACAATCTTTTCCATCATTGCTTCACGAGGACGTTGTACAAAACGGTCTATATGTTCTTCTTGGGGTTCCTGCTCTGCTACTTCTTCCGCATCCTGTGGGGTAGCGTCTACCATTGTACTCTCCTAAAATTATCCCGCTTCTCTATACTTTGCTAACTGCTCCGCATTCTCTCCATCTGAAATAATCGCATCCAACCAATTTAGTAACTTAAGTGGGGTAGCGAGTTCGCTAGATATTTTACGGTATTGTTTAAGTTCTTCTTCTGAAGAACCAGTCCACTCCTGAAAAGACATCTCTTGTAAATCTATAATCGCCTTCCTGTAATTAGCAACGGCTCTTTCAATTATTGCTTTTCCAGTTGGAGTTTTAATAAATTCTTGTGTTGTACGACCAACCTGAGTCCTAGTTATTAAGTCTTCCACCCTAGGATCGGTGGGATTGTCAAAGCTGCTCATCCTATTCCATACGGGACTTTGTTATACTTATCTCTTGCCATCGTGCCTGTTTTGCTTACATCGTTTTTGCCCTCTACCATCCTTCTTTGGACCTCCTGATCAACTATCTGATTAAGTAATGCATCTCTCTGGAGCATAAGTTCAGCCCTTCTAGTATCCGCATCCTGCTGCTTGATGTAGGCCTCCCTAGTTTTGATGTCAAGACCACCAACGTCTTTCTGAGAGGACATGACCTGCTTCTGCAGTTCTGTCTGTGCTTTCAACTGAGCGGCTCTCAATGCCGCCTCCTGTTTCAATTGTTCAATAGTCAGACGACCCTGCATCTTGACCTGATCTGTTTCTATCATCTTAGACATCTGCTCAATCTGAGACTGCAGTTCTGCCATCTGCGGGTCTTCACCATCACTAGGCATGAGGAATCTTGAACCGTCCTTATATCCAAGTTGAGCAAAAACCTCTTTGGCTATTTCATCAATGTTAAATCTTCCTTCCATACTCGGGAATTGGGCAAGACTCCCAACCCCGTACAGAAGATTCTGAACCCTGCCTACGGGATCAGTTGCATTCATCCCTACATTAACCTTAAGAAGAACATCCTGCTTCAGCAGTTCATCCAGTATCTCATCTTGGCCGAATCGGATAACCCCTTCTTCTCCCTCTGCACCACCTTGCTCACCCGATAAGGCGGTGACATGCTCATCAGTCTCATAGTATTGCTCAAGTTTCAACAACTGTTTTAGTACCGGCTCTACCCAAGTCTCCGCGAAAGTCCTCAAGACAAACTCAGAAATAGTATTTGTATTTCCCGCGATAAGTTCCATACCGCCTACTGTTTCATTAAGATTACGAGCGCCACCTACGGTTGAGGCAGAGAAGTTCCCTTGCAGTTCATCGAAATCCATGTTAATTCGATCCTGCTCCTGATACGCAGACCCTGTAACGTCACGAGTCTCAACAACCCTAACATCTTGGTCTGGATCATCCATCTCAACCGCACCGCCGGGAACAGACCTGAATAGGGCATCCAAATCTATATTTCTATCTCGGCGTATATGGTAACGCTTGTTCATTGCCAATCTAATATTGTCAAATCTCTGGTTCCATATATCATTCGACGCAGCCTGCAACTCTTCGGTGAGTTCTACAGTTGCTGATGGATATACACGGTGGGCTTCAATATTGAGTTTCCCCATAACGTAGGGGCGCTCTCCATCCTTTAACCACGGATACATCTCCTCCAGAAGTTTTGGCTTAGTAAGAAGGTACTGAGTTCCCGCAGTAAAGAAACACCAATCCTCCCCATCCTTTTTGATTATGTTCTTATGCACCCATACAATCTTGAATTCGTCTACCGTTTCAAACTGATCTTCTAACGGGTCTTCCCTAGGCTCTTCTCTAGTAAGGCGCAATGTGTCATCGTCTTGCGTTTGCGTGGAAAGTAACTGCCCCATGCTTAATTTTTCCCATTCTTTATTATCCATTCTCTCCATAACATCCTGAACGAACATAGGAATAAGATGTATGATATAAGGAGAAGACGATATTGGATCATACCAATCAGATGCGGGGTCTATTCTAAAATTCTCTGGCTCTACCACCTCAATAACGGGGTAATCTTTTATGGTAGAAGTTACATTCTCCCTTACTTGCTGACCCTGCATATCTACAATTTCAGCCCCTTCATCATCTACAGAGGCAAACGTCTCATCCTTTTCTTCAAATTCCCAATATTGATGGGACACTACAGTACCATAAATAGCTGCGTCCTGAAGGGCCGTAACCATGGTGCTAAACCATGGGATAGTATTTGTTAGCCTATACTGCATTATGGATTGGGCAACAGCGGCACCCGCCATTTGCATTGGATCATTCGGGTTAGCCGGGCTAACTGTCATCATATCTTCATTTGTAAAGAATGCAGTCGCCATTGCCGCCTCTAGTTTCCTTACAACAGTTCTAGTTTTTGGCCTGAATAGCTTTGATCTTTTATCGTAAGATGACGTAAGATACTTTGAACCGGGAGGATGGACGCTATTAAAATTTGAAAGATTCTTTTCCCACTGATACCTTAAATTGGTATCTACCCAATCAGTAGAGGAGTCATATGCATTCCTAGCAAGATTCAACCATTGCTCATCCTTTGAGCCTATTACAGAACTACCTGCAGGAGCATCCTCATTCGATGGTAACGGCGGTTGTGGATTTATTAAACTCATTGAGTATAGTCTCCGTTAAGTTTCCCCTTAGAGTCCATTTTTAAATCGTTGTACAAGGTGTTGTTAAACCCTCCTCTCTGTTGCCTGAATCTCTCTAGTATTTCCCCACCCGCACTGGTTACAGCCTTGTAGTCGTTATCTATTTTATCTTCATGAAGAATGAATCCCCAATTACCCGATAACCTCATAGACTTAACCCCCACTACACCATCCATAACATGAACTGCCCATAGCCAACCGGGATACTTTTTCTCAAGATGCTCTGCAACATTTTTAGCCACAGTATAATCATGCACATTGAAATCTTCAGTCTTCTCTGTCTCAAATGTGGTTGTATGAACAGCGGCCTTATCTGCAAACATGTTACTTTTTCCTTTTAGGTGTATAGAATGTTCTTTTGCCATCGTTAAAGACATAGGAAGCAACAGGGCGTGTTCTTCTAGTAGGGTCTTTCTTCTCAACGAATTCAACCCATGATATTACCTTTTCTTTTTTCATGATATAAGAATGCTCGCAATATATTTCGGGTTAGTTACAAAAGGCCACTCCGGCTCAGAC